GGGGTCAAGGGATCCTTGACACACCCGATTACCTATCTCTTCCAGGCTCATAACCTCACCAAAGGTATTAAGTTTTGATTGACCCGTCAAGAAACCTACGTGCAAATAGGGCAAGTGCTCTATCCCGCGTTCGTTAGTATCCGAGAATAATGTTGAATTTACGGTGAAATACCGCTCATGAACATAATTTTTCCCTATACTAAGCTTAAAGCCTACGAGATCAATATACTTCAACCAGATCGGATAAAACTCCGAATTACTCCGAAATAGAATGTCATCTCCGTTTATTAATACGGGGAGATCCTCCACTCGAACACTGGTACCGAGGTATTCTTGAATCGCAGCCCAATAACACATAAGGTTTGCGACGCAGAGTATGGGAAAGGATAGGATAGATCCCATCAGCTGACCATTAGTCTGCAATTGCCCCAGATGAACTTCGGGGGAAAATGTGTCACCGTAATACAAGTACTGCTCATAGAGTACACTTCGTAAAATATCACGGTCAATAAAACCCAAATCGGTTCGGTTTAGAAAAGCTTCGAAGATCTGCTTTGTAAAATTAATACTCAGAAGATCGGTAGCTGACTTATAATCCCCCGAGACCCAGTCAGTAAAGACTGATCCTTTGATCAGTTCAACATACTCACTACGGGTCTTCAACTCTTGTAAGAGAGGGACCGAGACCTCACGATTAGTCAAGGAAAAAACCCAAAACTTATCTAAATAAGATTTCAAGTCTTTCTGAAAAAAACGTGAGAAATACATTGGGACAGCATTCCCTTTGGTTATAACACGACACTTTAGGGGTTCCCGTACGGGAATCACCGCAACTCGAGAGGTCAAAGATACTCCTCGGAGTACCTGCTCATGAGTAGGTAGTGTGTAACCAGAAAAGACTTTGCCATCGAGAGTCTTAACCTGTGGTTTGTGCTGAAGATTCAAAGATGAAATAATCTCTGAATAGGCTCCACCCATCCACTGAGGTCTCTCGAAGCAAGACTTATGCGAAGGTTCGAAGAATCTAACACCACGAGAATGGAAGCGCTGGGTAAATCTCTGAATGAGATCCCGGAAAAGATCCGCCTCAAAAGGTTTTGGTGTACTTGTCAACAGTTCCTTGTGGTCCGCCAGTGTTCTACTGACGAACTCCTCGGGTACTGTGAGACAGGCACGCTTCACACCTAGGAGCATTACCGAGGCTAAACGAACACCTTTCGATACGTTAAGGACGTTCTTTAGCCACCGCTTTACATTCCCAGTCCATAGCAGATTATTCCTTACACCGTATTTATTCGGTGGGAGGGGATTCTTTAGAAAACGAGCCATTGGTACGGCCGTAAAGAATTTTAATAAATCTACCATGCGATCGGGATAACTTATACAATCCAAATCTATAACCAGTTT